CTGCATTTGCCCGTGTTATGGCCGACAGGCCCTCCTAGCTGGAAACCCCAGCGATCAACGCCCCCGGTTAGGGGGTTAGTTGAGTGTGTAGATCTTGATGCGCTTATACCCCTGATACCCTGGTAGAGTATCAGTTAAGAGCCATCTCCCATCTTTCCTTGCATATACACTATCGGATCGCTCGGGCCTTATGAGCCCGTGGCAACGACGACGTCTCAGAAACCGCGAGAGCGGCTCTGTGACGAACTCCGGATCTGATGCAGAGTCTTTCATGTATATCGAGTAGGAGGGAAACACGTGGTCCGCTCCGAGCTTATAAAATGCTCGGTTGGGCTTTTGCGTGTAGGTCTCAAAAGTAAAGCCACCCCAACCATCTGCCCGTCCTTTAGCCACAGGAGTATAATCACCTATTAAGTGACCGTCCCCATAACCATCAGGCCCCCAAATCCTCAGATTTTCATCCAAGTACTGAAGGAGTACAGCGGCGGGTTCCGGCTGTCCGGTTCGCACGTAAAAATTGTGCAACACGAACATAGACTGACCGGATAAAGCGCCCTTAATGTAACAAGGGCGTACATCTATCCCCGAATAGTAGTCCTTTCCGCAAGACTCACGGAAAGGTCCCGAGTCATAACTCTTCTTTGCGTTTACAAGGAACCCACAACACGTGAGCACCTTGCGCAGCAATGGGACAGCATACGTGGGGACTACGATGTCATCCCCATATGCGTTCACCATCCGATGGTCCTCTGGTTCACAGCAGCTTATCGCTAAGCTGTAGAATATGAGGGTCTCGAGTGGGAACGTGAAGCCATTACCCATAGAAGAGAACTTCTCGAGTCGGATAACACCATCTGGTGAAGTGGAAACTCCCGTCCGTATCGAACGGAGGAAGTCCCACCACTCGTAGGGGAGCAAGCTCTCCACGAGGCCCGATGATATCGTGTCCGAAGCACTACTAAGGTCGAGCGTTGCTAAAGCGCCCGTTAAGGAACCCTCGCGTGCCAACCGCTGGTTAAGCGATTGATCGCTAATGTCCACACCCTCTTTGCCTAGCTGCCTGGCCATATATGTGCCGATCCCCAACTGAACAACTTGGTTCAATGCGGGCTCAACACTAATGGTTCTATCAGTTTTGGCAGATTTCGGGACGAAGTCGACCCTGCCGCGATGTATTGCGACAGGAACGGACACCGTGGACTGATCGGTTGAAGTCCCAGACCAGTTCGGCATCTCGGCCAGCAACTCCGGGAGGAGTCGCGTAGCCTCTTCGCTACATGCGTACATCTGAGCAAGCTTACGCCTGACTGATGCATCTTTCTTTTTGACCTGTGTGGTCGCCCCAGGGCCAAAGCGCAGTTTAAGGTCGGAAAGACTCGGTAAATCTCCAAGGATAGTACTGATTTTCCGCTGAGCCCGATAAAGGACGGACTCAACGTCTAGGGGGAAGTAAAATCCCCCTAAAAAGTACTTCCTGAAAATCTCGTTCGTCTGCCGACACAGCGCTTCGGCTTCCACGGCCTTCTCCCACGCCACTGCCCGTGTATCGATGCCTATGTCAAGATCGGCCCTCTTCGAAAAGAAGGCCAGCACCTGGCGCAGGTGTCGCACTGTACGGACGGATGTCGCGGTGTAGCTAAGGTCGTAGTGGCACAGTCCCTCTATGTCTCGAGCTTCAACAAGCCTCTTGACTTCGAGGAGCTGAATTTCTTCAGCAAACTGCTTCTCCTCAGTTTCGCACTGAGCAAGATGCCACCTAGAAAGGAGAAAGAGAACCTCGTTCGAGAACTCACTCGACGATTCCTGATCCCAGCGAGTAAATCGCATAATTCCCTCATTTATCTGAAAGGAAGGTGAACCCAAGGTATTTCTACCCGGGGCGCTTGGAACGTCTAGTCAGCTTAGGTCGGGTTGACCAACTGATCGATGAGTTCGGGAACTGGCCCAGTCGTTGTCGCAGCCCTCGTAGCGGTATTACCGTCGAAGATGTTGACAGCGGTCTGGCGCCCCAGACGTCTACCCGTCACCGTTGACCGCTTACTGTGAAACGACGTAAGAACGTACGTATCTTCGTAAGCAACCTTCGGCGCTGCGGTATAGCCAGCGGCGTTTTGGTTCGAGACCGTCTCCATGGTGGGGATGACCACGCGCGTCTCAGTGCGATACGTTCCAGCCTTGCTCTGGGACAACTTAGTCGTCACCCGAACTTGACCTTCTGTAGGGACTGAGGCCAGTGCCTCTCGCCAAAGAGCTGTCGATTGGTTGTCGTCTCCGACAACCTTGATAGCTCCGAGCGAGTGCGACACCGGCGTCGTTGCGCCATCAAAGGCGATTAACGTAGCGATAGCTGACATGCAGCATTTCTCCAAAGGGGAAAGTTGTTGAAAATCGCACTCCAGTCATACGAGGGCCTGTTCTTCAGATATGCCGTGAGGCACTCTTCGGTCCGGACCCGTGCGTTGCTACCAGTAATGCAACCGCGTTGGCACAGTGTTTCCACGAGGCGATCTTATCCAAAGTTTTAAATTTTGGAGTAGGAACCTGAAGGGAGGACGATACCGCTCTCTGGACGTCGATGCTGAAGTAACTGCCCCGGGGAGGGACAGTATACTGAGTACCGGCGTAACCGTTGAATGGCACCGTCTGCTTAATACCCTTGTAAGTACAGGCTATCCTGGTCGTCTTTGTGGTGACAAAAGTACCCGTCAAAGCACTAGCTAAAGAACGGGCCGCAAGGTAGGACCCGATTGGAATAAACCAATCGGCAACAAAACTGAAAGGTGTTAGCTCCCAGACTACACTCGCGGGGTCAGTCAGTCCACTGAGTTTGGCCGTATCGACTTCCTCAAGTCGAGCAATTATCTGAACCTGGGTTACCCCATGCCCAAAGAACTCCTCAAACTGAGTACCGGCTATCGGGCCTATCTCAATGTTCTTTTTCCGCCTGACCTTATAGGTCTGGATCATCGGAAAGTTCAGGACTTTGGCTAAAAACTCCGCCGCCCCAAACGCATCCTTAACCAGAGGGATCCACCCGTACTGCAACTCTAACCAATTCTGTGCCGCAGTTTTCTTAACAGTAGGCTTTGCAGCCCCCATCAAGTACTTCTTTGGCCTAGACTGGGTCAAGGCAGCGACAGCATCTCCGACTCTACCCTTCTTCACCGACCGATACGCTTGAAAGAGCCGTGTCGCAGAGTTAGCTATCATCGCAAGAGCTTCACGGCCTTCGCCGAGAAATACTCCCATGTTGAAGTCAGACCCTGCTACCTTTTCTCTCAATTTATCGATGGCCTTTAAGTCGTCGTTGGAGTTCCACGAGTCAGACGCATTTGTCTGAACCCAACCGTAAGACCACAAATCTTGCGACTTGTACTTGGCCTGTTCGTCGATTTGACCGAACGACCACCGGTTCCATTCCACGGGAGTATCCCGGAAGAATGAGATTGTGGCGCTGTATGGGTGATCTACTGTCTTCCTTCGCGTCGGCACATCCACTCGTCTTTTAAACGAAAGGACCTTCCCCTCCCTTGTGATCAGCGTATCACGAGTATACACTGGCTTCGTAGGAGGATAATCAGAGCCAGACCAGACCTTCGTATAGACAGATCCAATCGGTCTAATCGAGGGGCCCACCACATACCAGCCTTGCGGCTGAATGATGACCCCACAAGTAACGTTAACGCGTTGGTCGTCAGTTTTAGACCCACTTGTCATAAACACTCCGTCTGTTTCGCCTTATGAGCGATCCGGACGGTTTAAGGCCTGCCCAGAAGGCAGACCTTGGGGACTCGCTTAGAGCCACCCAGAACGAAGTCCACTCCGCTTAATGGCCTTTGTCCATTGGAAGACGAGAGATCGCCCCCAATGTGACGCCTAGATCGAACGCTTGGATGCGATCGTAATAGCCTTGTAGGCTATTAACTAGGCCCTTCAAGATGTCGACGTCGGGTTGCCCCGACGCCGCCTGCGCCGCGTCCGAGAACGCGACTCTTTGAAGGTCGGCCAGCATCTCCTCCACTGACGGGAAGCCACTTCGTACTCCCTCTTGATCAACCGGTCCGCTAACCTGTAGACGTGAGTCTGCAGGCGCAAAAGCCGAATAATCTTGATAAGAGTCGTCGTGAACATGATCCACCAGTGGGAGTGCTCGGGTACTGTACACAAACTCTCTAACCGATGCCCCGCAATCGTCTCCATGAGCGATGGAACGGAAGAGCCCAAAGGCTTCTCCGCAAACCACACACTTTCGGATACGTAAGATTGTAGAGCGGTCGTCTAAAGAGTCCATGTGCAATCCCCGGTTAACGGAAG